TTGCCATGCACGATAAACAAGAGCACCCCGGCAAGAAGACAAACTTGTCCAAGCTCAAAAAAGGCGGACCAACAGGCATGGACATGCGCGCGATGGGTCGCAACATGGCCAGAGCCAAAAACCAAAGAGGTGGTTAAATGAAAGCCGAAGTCAAACCAACAAAGAAGAATAGCCCCGCTATTCATCGTGGCGCTAATCGCGACAATTTGCCAGCTGACTCCTATGCCAAGCCCCACAAGATGAACGGCAAACCCGTTACTCCTGCTGATGCTTTTACCGATCCTGAGTTTCAAAAGAAAAAGAACTGGGTTCCTTTGATGGGCGTTTCCATTACGATGGATGATCGCGTTAAAGAAGATGGTATTGTGATGCGTGGACATGGAGCTGCCATTAAAGGAATTATCTCTAGAGGTCCGATGGCATGACCTACTCCGAGCTGTCTCAGCTGATACAGGATTACACGCAAAACTACGAAAGCACTTTCGTAAATGATATTCCTATGTTCGTTGAGCAGGCGGAGCAGCGGATCTTTAACTCGATCCAGTTCCCGTCCATTCGTAAAAATGTGACCGGATCCATCACGCAATACAACCAGTATTTGTCTTTGCCATCTGACTTTTTGGCTGTTTATTCAATAGCTATTTATCAGAATGCAACTCCTACAGCTACCGGATCGTCTGGTGCTTACACAATCACAGTTAGCAGCTTGTCCAATATTGTTCTTGGTCAATATGTGTCTGGTTCTGGGATTGCAAGCGGAGCAATTGTCACCGGTATAAATGGGCTTGTGATTACTTTGAATCTGCCCAATACTGGCTCCGTATCAGGAACTGTTAATTTTACTGGCAGCGAACTGTTTCTTTTGAATAAAGACGTCAACTTTATTCGTGAAGCGTATTCAAATCCAGTCGCATACGGACAGCCTCAGTATTACGCTTTGTTTGGTCCAACAATTACCAGCGGATCTGTGACCAATAATCTATCGGTTATTTTGGGCCCAACTCCAGATCAGGCTTATTTATCTGAGCTTCATTATTACTACTATCCAACTTCTATTGTTCAAGGTGTAATCCCAACAGCTGGTGGAGTAAACATTACTTCAGGCGGTTCAAGTTACACCAACGGAACTTACTACAATGTTACTTTAACCAGCGGAACCGGAACCGGAGCCAGGGCTGACATTGTTGTTTCTGGTAATGCTGTGACATCTGTGACCATAAATTATGGCGGATCACTGTATGCTGTTGGCGATGTTTTGACTGCAACATTACCAGCGGGATCAGGATTTTTGTTACAAGTAACAGCAATCAACAACCCAACCGGAACAAGCTGGCTGGGTCAGAATTTTGATACTGTGCTTTTGTATGGATCTTTGGTCGAGGCTTACACCTTCATGAAGGGTGAGGCAGACATGGTGGCTTTGTATACTTCTAGATATACAGAGGCTCTTGGATTGGCCAAACGTCTTGGTGATGGTATGGAGCGTCGTGACGCCTACAGATCTGGACAAGCTAGGGTGGATGTGCCATGAGTTTAGTTCAAACAGCCACGACCAGTTTCAAGGTGCAGCTTGCACAAGGCTTTCACAATTTTGGTCCAACAAATCCAAACACGTTCTACATTGCGTTATTCAACTCCACAGCCACGTTAAACGCGGCCACACCAGCTTATTCAACGTCATTGGTTGGAGAGGTATCAGGAACGGGTTATACGCAAGGTGGGCAGGCTTTAACGATCGTAACAACGCCAACGTCTGGCTCGACTGGCGGCACGATTGCTTACTGGTCTTTTGCAAATTCAGTCTGGAATCCTGCAAGCTTTACGGCTCGTGGGGCCTTGATTTACAATGCAAGTCAAGGCAATGCATCGGTTGCTGTTCTTGATTTTGGCGCCGATAAAACCTGCACCACATCATTCACAATTCAATTCCCGTCTGTTACAAACACAACAGCAATTTTGAGGATCGCATAATGATTGTTACAACCACACATGGCGATATGGATGACTCTCTTTTGATTAAAAAAGAGGGCGCCATTGACAATGAAGTCGAGTACACAACATGGGTTGAATACTGGTTGGATGGCGAGCTCGTGCACCGTTCAGCGCATGTAACTTTGAAAAAATCTCCCTTCTCTGATTTATTTGCGGCCTCTTTAGGCTAAAGGAACCAAAATGAGTAACACCCAAAGCATGTGCACTTCTTTCCTCGGGCAATTATTGTCTGCTGGACATAACTTTAATTCAACGAATGTGGCTCGCAGCTCAAATACTGCCGATACATTCAAGGCGGCTTTGTACTTTACAACAGCCACTTTAAATGCATCAACCACAGCTTACTCTACGACCGGTGAAGTGACCAACACTTCTGGCACTGGATATACGGCTGGCGGTGTGACGGTTACGAATGGAAACACTCCAACCGCAACAAACTCATCATCAACTGCTGGTGTTGCATACTGGACTCCTTCTGCGAGCTTTCAGTGGACCGCAATGACCGTTACAACTGCTTTTGATACAGTTTTGTTGTACAACTCAAGTCAATCTAATGCTGCTGTGAGCGTACATACTTTTGGCGCTCAAACAATCACAGCTGGTACATTTACTCTGACAATGCCAACAAATTCAACAACTGCTGCCTTGATCCGGTTATCAACCACATAAGGTGATATATGGCTCTATCCTGGGGCGGTGGTAACTACGGATGCGGTTACTGGGGCGGGGCCTTTCCCGTCTCAGGGGTTAACGGCGCCGGTTACACTGGCACAGTAGGAGCAAATGTCACCGTAGGTATTACGGGTGTTAATGGCTCTGGGGCTGTAGGATCGACGGGTGTTTCAACTTCACCAGCTTTGACTGGTGACGTTGCATCAGGATTGACGGGAACAGTTGGCGTTACAGAATCAATTACGATTGCATTGACAGGCGTTAATGCGGCGGGTTTGCTTGGAACAGTTTCAGCGGCACCTTTGATTGGGATAACCGGGGTTAATGCAACGGGCGCAATTAACACGGTTTTACCGGTAGGCGGAGACCCAACAACTGGTGTATTTGCTGCGGGCTTAACAGGAACGCCAACAGCGAATTTGACGCTTGCATTGACAGGTGTTAATGCTGCTGGTTTAGCTGGAACTGTAGCCGCCACAAATGTGCCAAGTGCATTAACTGGCGTTCAGGCTTCTGGTATTGTTGGTGCAGTTGGGGTTCCTATTGGTGCTGTGATAGCCAAAGGAAATGTTGGTTCTGTTACCAACAGCGTGGTTATTGCATTGACTGGCGTTGGATCATCGGCGGCAGTTGGGACTGTAGTTTTGGCGCCTGTGACGTTTGGTATAACGGGTGTAGGGGCAACGGGAAATGTGTCATCGGTTGGGCCGGTTTACTGGACTTTAATTAATGACAGTCAATCTGTTACATGGCAAAATGTCAACAATTCGGAAACAACGGCCTGGTCGTTGATTACAACTCAGTGAGGATTTTATGTCGGCAAATACAACGCTATTAGGTCTTAATCAACCAACAACGGGCGGAGATTCCGGTATCTGGGGTGACGACATCAACAACGGCACAACGCAGTTGATTGAGGTTTCTCTTGCTGGTACAAATAACATCACTTACGACGGCGATGTAACTTTATCGGTTACAAACGGCAACAACTCGTCGAGCTTTGCGTCTACTGTAACCACCTCAACATCAACAGCTACAGCTCAGTATGCGGTATTGAATTTGAGTGGATCTAGGGCTTCAGCAAGGAATATCATTGCTCCCGCATCCAGCAAAATTTATCTGGTTACAAATGCCACCACTGTTTCTTATACTCTCAAAAAGAGCGCTGGAACTGGCATTACGATTGCAGCAGGAGAAACTTGTATTGCTTACTACAATACAGTTTCAGGAGATTACGCAAAAGGACCGACATCTGTTACTGGAGCAGCAGCTGCCGGAACATTGACGGGAACCACGCTTGCATCCAACGTTGTAACTTCAAGCCTTACTGCGGTTGGTACGATTGCAACGGGTGTTTGGAATGGATCAATTATTACCGGAACATACGGCGGCACAGGCGTCAACAACGGATCAAGCACGATTACGATTGGTGGAAGTGTTACTTTCTCAGGAGCGTATACATTTTCCGGCACATTGAGTGCTAATACAGCGATTACTTTCCCAACAACTGGTACTTTAGCGGCCCTTGGTAATGCAAACACATGGACTGCAACGCAAACATTCAGTGGAACATCAAGCACTTTTGCTACCTCACTACTTAACGCCTCTGAACCAGCAACAGTATCTGCAACAGCCGCTACTGGTACGATTAATTTCTACGTTAATAGTCAATCTGTTTTGTACTACACCAGTAACGCATCAGCCAACTGGACATTGAACGTGGCATTTTCTAGCGGAACATCGCTGAATACTGCTATGTCAACAGGCCAGACTGTGACAATTGCTTTCTTAGTAACGCAAGGCACAACTGCTTATTATGAAAACGTATTTCAAATTGATGGTACAAACGTGACACCTAAATGGCAAGGTGGTACTGCGCCAAGTGCAGGAAATGCTAGTGGAATTGATGTGTATACATACACAATTACAAAAACAGCTAGTGCGACTTATACAGTATTGGCATCACAAACACAATTTAAGTAAGAGGTAATAAATGCCAACACCTATTACACGGGGTACTGCTTCAGCTAAAGCATTTGGGTTTACAGGAAAAACTGGCGGCGGAGGTGTTATTGTTGACGTTGCTTATGATACTCCAGGCACATACACTTGGATTGCACCAGCTTGCGTAACTTCAGTTTCTGTTGTTGCTGTTGGGGGTGGTGCGTATGGAAAAAATCCTCCATGTGGAAGTCCTTGTTGGGGATCCATAGGCGGAGGTGGAGGCGGTCTTGGTTATAAAAATAATATTACAGTAACTCCAGGAAATTCTTATACCGTTAAAGTTGCTCCATCAAATTCAACCACTTGCAGATGTGTATCTACACAAGCGTCTTATTTTTGTTCAACATCTGTTGTTGTAGGATATTCGGGCGCAAAAGCAGCAAACTATACTAGCGTTTCTTATGGAGGTTCTTACTCAGGAACAGGTGGCGGTACAGGAGGAAATAGTGGAAGTTCTCAGCCTTGCGGGGCTGGAGGCGGTGGTGGCGCTGGTGGATATTCTGGAAACGGCGGTAATGGCAGTCAATGCAATGGCGGTGGTTTTGCTGGTTCAGGTGGCGGTGGCGGAGGTGGAAATTCTTTTTCTTTTGGGTATCATGCGCCTGGCGGCGGTGTAGGTTTATATGGGCAAGGATCTAATGGCGCTGGTGGCGCAAGTGGCGCTTGTCATGGTGGGGGTGGAGGTTCTGGCGGGACTTCTGGTAGTTGTTCTACTGCTGGTCTGTATGGAGGCGGTGGTGGCCCTATATTCTCTGGTGCATCTGGCGCAGTCCGAATTGTCGGCCCAGGTTCAACCCGTCAATTCCCAAGCACTTGCGTAGGAACAACAAGAGGTTCTGCTTTATTTGGAACCCCAGGTACTTATACATGGGTTGCTCCTAGCGGCGTGACAAGCGTTAGTGTTGTTGCTGTTGGGGGTGGTGGTACAGGTGGCAGAGGATGCTGTAGTATTTGCGTATCTGGTAATGGAGGCGGAGGTGGTGGTTTAGGATATAAAAACAATATAACTGTTACCCCGGGCAATTCCTATACAGTAGTTGTTGCTACTGGCGGCTCGGGAAGTTCATCTCGTTCATATTTCTGTTCAACATCTACTGTATATGGCGGAACTGGTGGTAATGATGCAGTTGCTGGTACATATTTAGGTACTGGCGGTGGCAACGGCGGTTCTGGTGCAGTAGGTAGTGGTAGAAATGGCGGTGGCGGTGGAGGTGCTGGCGGATATTCTGGCGCTGGCGGCAACGGAAGTAATTATGTTCTTGGCAATGGTTCAAGTGGCGCTGGTGGCGGTGGAGGTGGCGGGACAAGTCGTTGTTTATTTGGTGGAGCTGGTGGCGGCGGTGTAGGACTTTATGGTCAAGGATCAAATGGCGCGGGTGGAATAAAAACCAGTTGTTCAAATGGTTTAGGTGGAAGTGGAGGCTCTAACGGAGTTTTTATTTTGCAAAATGCTGGAACAGCTGGTGGTTCATATGGGGCTGGCGGCGGAGGCGGCTCTTGGGCTGGTCATAGTTTTGGTGGAACTGGCGCTAATGGTGCAGTTCGAATTATTTGGCCTGGTTCCACTCGTTCATTCCCTTCAACTTGCGCTGGCAATCCTTAATTGAGGTAAAAAATGGCATTATTTATTCAAATTCAAAATGGTCAACCCGTAGATCATCCTGTCTACGATTGGAATTTAATCCAAGCCTATGGTCAAATTCCACAAGGTTGGGCTATGTTCAATCGTATTGAACAACCTGCTGGACTAATTACAAGTCCATTCCAAACGGCTCAATGCACTTATGCTTTGTCATCTGATGGTGTGACTTGGGAAGATGTTTGGACTGCGGTTGAAATGACAGACGCAGAAAAATCAGCTTTAATTGCTCAGACTGAAGCAAATCCACCTGGTCCCAATGTCACTTTAAACACAATTACACTACAATGGACGCCCAATACTGCTAAGCCTACTGATGGTCAAAAGTATTATTGGAATTGGACAACTGGCGAATGGGTTGTGATACCATCAAATCCTACACCATAAGGAGAAAGCAATGCCAGATGGAACAACGCAATTAGAAACGCCAGTTCAAGCTCCACCAGAAAATCAACTTGCAGCGTGGAATTATTTCCCATCTCAGATTTATACTGTTGAAAAACCAGACTTTCTAAAAGTCGTCAAAGAAATTTCTGAAGAACGATTAAAAGTTGCAAAAACCAACAAAAAACTTGATCCAATTTATCCCGTCATCATGACAGATAATTTGTTCACAGATCCAAGAATGGCTGAATTTAATCAGTACGTTGGATCTACTGCTTGGAATATCTTGCAGTCTCAAGGCTATGCAATGGATCATTTGGCCACTGTTTTTGAATCTATGTGGACACAAGAGCACCACAAGCATTCTTTGATGGAGCAACACGTTCACGGATTTGGCGCTCAGTTGATTGGATTCTATTTCTTAGAAGTTCCTGAGAAAAGCTCCAATGTTGTATTTCACGATCCACGCGCAGGAAAAGTGCAGAGTAATTTGCCTGAAGCAAATATGGCGATGGTAACTCCAGCCAGCCAAATGATTAACTTCAATCCGAAGCCTGGTCTTATGATGTTTGCAAACTCATGGTTGCCTCACTCTTTTGGCCGCCATGCTGCAAATAAGCCCATGAAGTTTGTGCACTTCAATATCACTGTTCAATTGGCTCAGCAAACTGCTTGCGCCGTTCCTCCAGCAGCGGAGATTGTATGAACAAGTACAAAATCAGATTCAACAAATCACGCGGTCAAGAAGGCCGTGGTACTGTAGACCATGTATGGCGCGTGTTTGAGGGGGAGAAAGAGTATCTTTTCAAGCATGTGCGTATCAACGTTCCATGCTTTAGCGAAGTGGACCCCAGCGGTGGGGACTGGAACATTTGCTGTTATGGAATGTTAACGATTGACAGAGATACATCAACTGCCACGATTGGAGTCAAACATGGCCACAAAAAATTGGATCGCCGGAGCAACAAAGAACAAAGGTGCATTGCACCGAGCACTGAAAGTGCCTGAAGGCCAGAAAATTCCTGCGGCTAAATTAGCCAAAGCTGCCAAATCGTCTAACCCCAAGCTGGCCAAAGAGGCTAACTTGGCAAAGACTTTGGGCAAGCTCAAGAAAAAAATAAGGTGAGGCCATTGATCCGTTCACCCTTGTCGCTCTCGCGTCCGGCGCTTTTAAGATGTGTAAGGATGCTTGTGAGATGTACAAGGAAGGTCGTCAAATCGTTACTGACATCGCCAAAGAAGTTGATGGAATTGTCAAAGACGTTAAGACAGTACAAAAGAAAGCCAAAGGTCTTTTTGGGTTCTTGAGCGCTGTCTTTGGCAAAAAAGAGGAAGAGCAACCACAAGTTGCTCAACCCGAAAAGAAGGTCAAGAAAAAGAAAGAGCCACCACCAGAGTTTGACGAGAACCTCATTTACCAGCAGGTCAGTGATGCTCTCATCAAGTTCTTCCAAGCGTATAACTCGCTGAAGAATTATGTCAAAGAACAGGAAGAGTTTGCTCTCCATGCAAATAATGACGAAGGCCAAGAGGCTGCAATCAAGATCACGATTGCCAATTTGCAGATGGAGAAGCTGAATACGGAGCTGAGTGATTACATGGTGTACCACGTCCCACATGAGTTGAAGGACTTGTATACCCGGGTCAATCAGCAAATTGGTCACATTGCCAATGTGCAAGCGCTTGCGAGACGAGAGGAAATGCTGAAGGAGCGTAGAGCAAAATGGCAACGTCGGCAAAAAGCGGATCTAATCAAAGGAAGAGTGGCGGCTTCAGCAATTACAGTGCTGATGCTGATGTGGATATGGCTAATGATTCTCAGTCTGACTCACTCGCCATCCTACTGATTGTTGTTCTATTGGTTATTTTGCTGTTACTTGTACCACTTATTGCATGGATGTATGTGGACGTAAGGCAGATGGAGTTGAGGGTCAATAAAGCTTTGACAAGGATTGAAGGGAAATGATTAAAAAATTTAATTTTTTATACACGTCAATATTGGTATGTATACTTTTCCCATTTTTGTGTACAGGTTGTCATGACCAGTACAGATACACATGCCAAGACCCTGACAACTTTAAGTCTGAAAGATGCCAAAAGCCTTTGTGTGAATTTAATCAAGATTGTCCTGAATATCTTGTAGCCCCTATTTTGGAGAAGAAAATTGAAGGAACTGCTATTACTGCTCCTCAACAGTCCCAAGGAACGACTGTCTGCCGATGAAATAGAAATTAGAGTTAGGTCATTTGTCATCATTGTGGTGACCTTGATTTTGGCTTTCATCGTGATGGCTTTGCTTTATTCGGTGACTTTTGTTAGTCAACCAATCAAGGCTATGGCGCCAATCGACCAAGCGTATACCAAGATGCTCAATGACATTGTTTTGTTGATTGTGGGCGGTATTGGAGGTATTCTTACCAAAGGTTTGACCAATGAAGCCACGAACATGATGAACGCGGCAAAGGCCAATACAGCCGCTTATGTGGCTCCTCCACCTCCTCCTCCTGCGCCAATCATCATGACTGCTCCAAACTGGACGCCCCCTCCTCCACCCATGAGTCCTCCCACCTTGGAAGCCGACCACGAACGTGAGAGAATGGCGCAAGCTAGGGCTGGTCTATGAGTTGGTTATCATGGTTCTTTGATGACTTTTTTTACTGGATGGCCCTCATTGCTCTGGGAGTAGGAGCAGTGGCCTATGTATTGAGCTATTTGGTGGGTTTTCTGCCAATGTTGAAGCCCCATGCCCTCGTCATGAAGGTTGTGGGATTGGTGTTAGTTATCTCAGGAGGTTACTATGTCTCAGATTATCACGGCTATGAAAGACGGGTTGCAGAAGATAAAGCAGAAATTGAGCGACTTAATGGAGAAGCTCGGGCAAAAGAAGCAGAGCTCGGACAAAAGCTCT